ATCTCTCCGCCATTATTGTGTATGACTAAGCCCCTGAAATGGTTGAACATTTCAGGGGCTTTTTCGTTTCTGGCGTTTCGTTTAGGGCATTTTTAGGGCATAACGGAAACTCGCAGGTGCAAAAGGAGGCAGCGCGCCGGCCAACCATCCGGATTGGCTTTTTTGCCTCTCCAACCATTCACAAGGATTTGATAATGCGGCTCATGTTCTCGCCTCTCGGTGCGCTTTTGATCCTAGCTGCACCCGTCCCCAGCTTTGCGGAAGATCCTGCCAACATCATTCGTACAGCCGAAGCTTTCACGTATAAACAGCTTCTGGCTCAAGGGGCTGAGCCCATGAAGTACGCGAAGGATTGTTGCTCGCTTCTGTACAGTCCTGGCACGCCCAAAAGCGAATATCATTTTGATCTGGAAAACGCGTATTTCATTCGAGTAACAGTTGATGCCGTCAAACTCGCGCCTGTGTTGTTTCGAATGTCTTGCCAAAACCGCGGATTCTTCACGCCAACGACCGAGTGCACGCCTGACGAGCTTAAAGCCAAGATCGATGACGCCTTGAGGGTCGATTATCCTGGGTCTTTATATGGGAAGTATCGATCAAGCTGGGTCGCCAAACAGAATGGACAAGCACTTCCCAAAACTGAGAAATGGGGCGGGCAGACAATCTATAGTTTTAAGCGTGAGAACGGTTTGGACGAGATTGTTCTAGGACCGATCAAAGGCTCTCCTACTACCGTTGAGCTCCAAGGAATCGATGAGTTGTCCGTGACCCCAGCAGTCAGTAAGAGATAATTCAATGGCTTCGAGCCGTAACGCCCTAAGGCCTTACGGTTCGATAGTTCGCCCGGCTAATATCGGTCGGAGAAGATGATCCTTAACTCCTAAACCCCAGCATTTCTGAAACCATCCCCGCCATGCTCTTCGTATCAGTAGGAATCCATCGCCCATAGTGCTTCCTAACCATCGTTGTGTCCGCATGCCCAAGCTGCCTGGCTACCCATTCCACCGGCACATAACTTGATAGCATCTGACTAGCAAAGGTGTGCCGACACTGGTTAGCCCCCCGGTGTCTAACGCCTGCTTTTTTCAAATGCTGAGTAAACCATTTGCTCAACGTCCTCCCATTCCATAGCAACCCGCTGGTGCTGCTACGGAACAGAAACCGTACCTTCTGCTTCTTGCTTGTGATGTTGTCTCGCTGAGTCACCTTGATCTCTTCGTAGGGCGCCTTGTGAGCAGCGGCGACAATTTCTCTCATCAGTTCAAGAGCTGGATCGATAAGCTCAACTGTGCGCAGCCTGGCGCGTTCCTTGGGCACCTTAAATTCACCTACAACCAATGCCCGTCTCACCTGCACCGTACCGGCAATCAGGTCCACATCCTCCACTGCCAACGCGATGAGCTCTGAAAGTGACAAACCAGCCCAACAGTTGAAAGCGATCATCCGAGTGTCCGGCGCCCGGGAGACATCCGCTTTCGCGATCACGTCAATTTCTTCTCGGCTAAACGGGTCTGCAAATTCTGAGTCGGTGTCCGATCCCACGTTATTGATCCGGTCTAATGGATTGTTTTTCAGAATGCCGTCGCCAAAGGCATCGGCCCAAACTCCCCTGACAATCGTGAAAATGTCGTTCACCGTTTTAGGGGCAAGACCTGATTTCAACAACTGAGCTTGGAATAGTGCGATGTCGCTTCGATTGACATCGACGATGCGACGCTTCCCAAATTTATTGCTGACGTGAACGGACTTGCTCACATAGTTCACAACGGTGCTCGATGCCTTTTGAGCGCGTTGAACCTCAAGCCATCGATCAATTCCTTCTTCGACTGTGCGTTTGTTCGCTGGTCCCCCAGTCCCCGAGAGCATCGCTGCGCGAGGGGAGTTGGGGAAGTGAGCGGCGTAGTCGAAGCGACCCTCTTTGATCTCAGTCATGATCGTTCGACGTTTATTATCGGCGTAAGCAATCGAAGCCTTATTGACCTTGGCGACACCTTCCAAGGGCTCGCGGTACCTCTGTCCATTCAAGATGAACCAGATCCGTAATTGCTTGCCATTCATTTCGACCCCAGTGGGGAGCTTGCCGTTCATGGCTGGCCCTCCATCCACCGTTCAATAGCCGATCGGTTGTAGACAATCACGTTGGCCGGATCCCAGCGCCAGTGTTTCCCTTCAAGCCAAATACCCTTTGAACGGTATTTGCGGACCGCTTCGGTGCTGAGCCCAAAGACGGGATACAACAAGTCTTGACGAAACCAGGCGCCAGAGCTCACGTAGACTCGGTGTTTCTCAGTGGAGAGATTGGTAACTTCAGCAACAGTCCTTGTACATGTCGAATAACTTTTCATCAGGTTGCTCCTTGCATCCTATTGTTACGCTTGAATATCCAGCACTTCACCGTCATCGAGCGGCTTGTCATTGGGGTTTGGGTTGCTTGCCAAGCGCGTACAGCGCTGTAGGTGGCCTTGTTGCTATCGAGCCATTTACGGCTACGGCTGTCTGTCAGCAGCGGCCTTAAGGTTTTCAGATCCGCCAGGTTCTGCCGATGTTCGCTAGCGAGCTTGGCGAATTCATTCAGATTGATCGCAATTAGTTGTGGGTCGTTGCTGTGATTGACCTGCGGCCCTTCACCGAGGCTCTCCAGGTACTCGTAAACGTCCCAAAACTCAGCGACCAACGGATGGTCAGCACTGATCGCCGCCTGACGTTCCAGAGCCATGTTCGTCAGAGCCTGATGGGTTGTCACACGGTGGTTCTCATCCAACTGACAGACCAAACCAAGGCAGTCCACCAACGCCATAATCTGGCTGTGATTCTTGATGATCCGCTCCACACGGATGTCCCTGAGTTGGCGCAGGCTCTGCTCATGCACCGCCACCCGTTCGGCAAACTTCGCCATAACCTGGCCTTCAGCTCGCACAGCCATCAGCAGAAAGTGGCTGAGCTGTTCCACCGGTATCAGGTTCAGGTTATCCGCCGCTGCTCGGCTCTCTGTGGTCACCGCAGGGCGAGCAAAGTGAGTTTTGATAATCCGGGTCAGGATCGCCTCCGACGCGCTGACGTCGGCGTTCTGGCTGATGGCGATGACACCCCGAAACGGTGGCTCGTAGGTTTCGTTACCACTGGTCTTCATGCCCCGGGTGCCAAGGGTGCCGCCGCCAAAGAAGTCTTTTAGCTCGTCCCAGTCAAAACCCTTGGCATGCGCCTTGTCCGGCTCGTTGCGGTCGCCCTCGATCAACACCACTGGCATGTTGGAAACTTGCCCCATGGCTCGCTGACGGCCGGCACGCGTCGATTTCGAAGGATCGAAACCTTCGTGCTCCCGACCCAGGAGCTTCCAGAGAAAAGTCAGCAGCGTGGTTTTGCCGGCACCGGCCTCGCCCGTGACCTCCAGAAAGGGAAATGACTTGTACTGTGCCCGAATCTGTTCGGCGAACAACGAGCCGAACCAGAACGCCAGCGCAACGATTCCCTTGGAGCCGAAACATGTCCAAAGCATGGGCAGCCAATCGTTGCGGTACTGTTTGGCGTCACGCTGGATATGCATGGCAATCGACTTCTGCAGCGTCTTGAGACGCAGCTTGTCGAACTCGAAAAAGTCCTCTTTGTTTACCCGGCTGACAATGCCATTGCGCACGGCAATATCACCGAATACATAGGCTCCGTGCTCTTTGCTGTAGCCCACATAGTCGATGGTCGCTACTGTTTTCAGCCCATACAGCTGATCCTTCATGATCTTATCGAGCTGCTGCCCACTGCCGGTGAACACCGCCCCAGCAGCCATACTAAGCAAGCGCTTCTTGAACTCGCTGGCGGCAGCGACCTGGGCGCCGGTGAAGGTGTTCTTCACGCTGCCGCCGTCATGCGGGAAATCTACCCGGAAGTAATACCAGGCCTCATCAGTCACCTCGTTGCGCTGGAAGTACAACGCCTGCGGGTAGCAGTTGGCGATTTCGACGACGCTTCCGCATTGGCGCAGTGCCTTATCGCGACGCTGTTTGTCGTTGAGCAACTGGTCTTCGTGGCGCTCAGACGCATCTAACGCCTGCATGGCCTTGTTGAACTTCTCTAGGTCCATCTTGAACCAGTACATCCGACTCTCGAATGCGAAGTGAAACTCATAGCGCTCGCGCCACTCGTACATCAGCACGCCTTTCTCAGTCGCACTTTCGGCAATCAAAAGCGAGCCGTGATAGCGGGCGATAGCCAAGTCTTTGTTGATCTGCTCGGTACGCTGGGCGTCGTCATCCATAAAGGCCCAACGCTGGTGCAGATCGTTCCAATCAACCTTGCGGCTGTCAGGCTGCGGGATCTGCGCCGCTTCGCACTCATAGCCCAAAGCGCGAGCCCGACGTACCCATCGCTTGGTGTATCTGTGCGCGCCAGGCTCGTTGTCAAACGCCCAAACCAACTTGGGCAACTTACCGCCGCGCAGCCGTGACAGCTCTCTCAACGACTCTTCAGGAAATGCGTTGGACGACATAGCCGATACCGCTGCAATGCCGTTATGCACCAGGGCGATGGCGTCAAAGATGCCCTCGACAATCCACAGCTCGGCGACGTCCAGCAATTCGACACAAGGCGGACACCACCAAACGCCGTGAGGACTGTCACCAGGCTTGAATCGGGCTTTCATCTTTCCGAAGCGGTGCGGGCGATCGATCAGCCGTTCCCAATAGCCCCCTTTTTCTAAAGCGAAGCGGACGGTGGTGCTACCTTCGTTCAGATCCCGAGAAAAGAAAGTCTCTTGACTAAACCAGCCCTGAATCAGCTCATGCCGAAACCCACGAGCAAACTCCATATAAGCTCGAGCCGTGGCGGTTGGATATTGATCGCAAGAGGGCGCTCGACGGCTCCAGTCATCAAACAGATCCTCATACAGCTCTTTGACGTGCCAGCGCTTTGCGCATTTGCTCTCGCGACCGCAGATGATCAGCCACGGTTTTGAAACGCGGGTGTAGAGCTCTTTTTTTCCACAGGCTGGGCACTTCCCGCCGCGCCAATAGATGTCGCTGTGTCGCGTCTTGAACCCGTAATCGTTCTTGAGCCGTACAAGTACTTCGGCCCGTAGCGTTTCTGACTGTTCCATGTCGCACCAACTGTGGGGCAAAACAAGCCCAGCCCTACGGTGAAGTAGGGTTGAGTCAATGGTTAGGGTTAAAGCTCGGTGGGGTAGTTGGCGCTGGAGACGCTAGAGCCAAGCGCAGCGTATTGCTCTGTCCAAGCTAACTGCACAACGTTCGTAGCGATGCCGGATGGCACCTCAAGCGCGACGGTCAGATGACGAACACAGTTCTTGAACAGTTGATCGCCGTCGACCAGATGTTCCGCTTGGTGCCGTATCAGATAGGCGAGGGCGGCCTGCTGCATGCTGCTGCGGTAATCATGCGAAATGGGTTGGGTATCGCTCATTTAGTCCGCTCCATCCTTGAGTGGGGGTAATAAATCGAGTTGGGCGGCATTGGAAGTCATCGCTTCACGACGTAGCGCGACATCTGCCAAAGGCAACTTCACCGATGGGTTAGCCATGCCGCTGGGGCTCATCTCATGTGTCATTTCAAACTCGGCGCGAACAGACCATCCGCAAGCCTCGTTAGTGCATTGCAAATAAGCAATGCGAAGAAAAACATGGGTACCTTCACTGGTGCGTATGCGCATCCTTGACTGGCAATGGGGGCAAACTAATTTGTAAGTGCTCACGGCGGCGTCCTTGCGCTAGGGCTGGTGAAATGACATTTGCCGGCACAATTCCGACCTTGATTCCCAATAACACCGCAGCCCTATGAGCCTCGCCGCGGCGTCCTTTTTTACGCCCATTCAGCAGATCACTAACCAAGTTGCTGTTCAGCGCGTTCTGGCGAGAGAACTCCGCGATACTGATACCTTTTCGATCAAGCACTGCTCGGGCTTGCTCGGGTGTGAGGGGGGCGGGCATAGTGTCCATTCGTGGGCATCCGTGTTGATTTGGCGCAATTATGCCCAATAATTTGTGTCTGTAAAGGGTGAAAGTTTGAAAAGTTGTGCATCTGAAAATGACATGGACGTCGGCGTAGGCGAACGCTTGCGAGAAGAAAGGACGCGGCTGGGGCTCAAACAGGAGGCCTTCGCTCAACTGGGCGGGATTACCCGCAATACCCAGGGCAGCTATGAAAAAGGCGAGCGAAACCCTGATTCTGTCTACCTCACAGCGGTGCTCAAGGTCGGTGTCGATGTGCTGTATGTCTTGACTGGAAGGCGTACGCAACGTGCAATCGAAGGCTTGAACGAGGCCGAAGAAACGCTGCTAGACCGGTTCAGAACGTTGTCCGACTATGACCAAAAAGCTGTGCATCGCATCATCAGCGCGATGGCAGGCGCCCCCGGTGTTTCCAGCGCCGAGAAATAACTAGTCGCATTTAAGCGATTCGTTACGATCAATTTCGATTTTGATTTCCCACACGCCTAAGTAACGTTGCGCACGCAATGCACTTAATGGAGTAGTGGGCATGTTGGATCAGGATGAGAAAAAGAACATTGGCGTCGAAAAAAGCGACCGCGAAAATTCTGAGCTGACACAAGATGAGTGGAATCTTCTTACATGGTACAGGGAGCTGTCTGATACGGATCGGGGCTATATAAGGCACGTTGCTAGGGCCCTTGCCTGCGCTTCATGATCTTAAGTATCTCGGGGCTGGAGAAAAGACGTTATTTACAAAGCTGACGAGTTTGTTGTAGCTGAAGCTGACAAGGCAGAGGGCTTAGCTGGGCAGAGATCCTCTACCTACGGCTATGCGACATTCTGGTGCCGCTCAAAATCAGGTGCTTTTCCCTGGTGGCCTTTCCGGAGCTTTGACATTACCTCCTTATTTTGAGGGCTATTAGCGCAAACTGCAAAAATTTGACACAATAGTGCTACCCGGCGCTATGGCGTTAGGCTTCTTCCGCCTTCGCTTCTAAGGAGTTATAGTGAAATGGAGCAATTTATAAAAAATTATTTGGCTGATATCGGAACGATCGCTACGATTCTGTCGCTGGTATTAGCTTTGGGCGTCCTTGCGTTTTCTGCGCTTAGATATGTCAGGGTCCGAAGGGATGAGCTGCGGAACTTGCGCTACGAGCGTTATCATTCTCTCCTAAGCATTATTAGCCGAGGTTCGGACGTCAACGGGGCGCTGAAGCAAATTAGCCAGCGGGCATATATTTACGAACTACGGCACTTTCCTGAATACAAGCCGCTCACGATTCGCTTGCTTCGCTCCTTAAAGTCGGAGTGGAGGAAGAACGGGTCAGCGGAAATTGATGTCCTTGAGTCTGAAATAGATGAGACTATTATTGCATTAGAGCGATGAGCTAAAGGGGTAAAATCAACTGCGGACCTTGGTTTCGTACGTTCCCAACCTCCCGGTTAACTCGAAACCATTCGAAGTCCTCAGTCGGTCGGCACGTGGTCCTGGCAATCTCTTCAGCCCTCGCCGCGTCCAACTCCGGATCGAGCCATTCCCGCGCCATTGAAGGTGCGAGCACCAGCGGCCGCCGGTCATGAATATCCACCATGCCTTGATCGCTGGCGGCGGTGACGATGACATACCCGTCCTGGTCGTTCGGCTCCAGTCCAGGCGTAACCTGGGCCAGTGCGCCGAAGAACATCGGTGCCTGGCTTTTCAGGCGAATGAAGTAAGGCTGCTTTTTCTTGGGATCGTCTGGATCCTTGACCCACTCAAACCAGCCGTTGGCAGGCGCAATGGCTCGACCGTTCGGCCAAAGCTGCTTGAAAAACTTCCCCGTGGTGACCGTCTCAACTCGGGCGTTGATAGGGTCGGGCCTCTTGCCCTTCGCCCAAAACGGCGACCATCCCCACCGAACCTTATCGATGCTCAACCCACCGTCCGCCGGCCGGATGATCTCGACGCGTGTTGTGGGCGCTACGTTGTAGCGATCGATGGCCCACAGGTCGTACCCGTTGATGACCAGTTGCTGCGGAGCTAGCTCCCGCAGGTAATGATCCATTGGCTCGTAAATCGAATAGCGTCCGCACATGCTGTCACCCGTCGAAATTTCCTACACAGCAATTGACCATTTGTACAACGCTGAGTTTACTGTATGCACATACAGTAACTTACGTTGAGTTTGCGTCATGAGTGTCACCATCCTTGGCCCGCTGTTGGAAGGGGGCGAAAAGCTCCCGCTGTATTCGTTCCAGATTCCTGCGGGTTTCCCTTCGCCGGCAGCCGACCACATCGAAAAACACATCTCCCTGGACGAGCTGTTCGAGATCCGCGCCCCGCACGTCTACTTAGCCAAGATCGAGGGTGAGAGTATGCAAGGCGCCGGGATATTTTGCGGGGACCTGGTCGTCGTCAATCGGAGCCTGACTGCTGAGCACGGCGATATCGTCATCGCCGGGCTCAACTCCGAACCCATCTGCAAGCGCCTGTACATGCGTGACAACACAATCATCCTGCTATCGGCAAACAGCAAGTACCCGCCGCGCTATGTGATGGAGGGCGACGAGCTGATTATCTGGGGCGTGGTGACCTACAGCGTGCGTGACCATGGCAAACCGTGAGCAAGTCTTCGCGCTGATCGACTGCAACAGCTTCTACGCCAGCTGTGAGCGCGTCTTCCGGCCGGACCTGGCGAAGACGCCGATCGTCGTGCTGAGCAACAACGACGGCTGCGTCATTGCACGCAGCTACGACGCCAAGCCCTTTGTGAAGATGGGCGCGCCGTATTTCCAGATAAAGGATGTGCTACGCCGGAACGGCGTTCAGGTGTTCAGCAGCAATTACGCACTCTATGGCGACATGAGCGAACGCGTAATGACCATCATTGAATCCATGGTGCCCGCCGTCGAGGTGTATAGCATCGACGAGGCCTTTGCCGACCTCACTGGCATTCCTGGCGATCTAACGTCGTTCGGCCGCACGATTCGCGCAGCGGTCCACAAGCGCACCGGCATCCCAGTGGGCGTCGGCATCGCTCCGACAAAGACCCTCGCCAAGCTCGCCAACCACACAGCAAAACGCCTCCAGGCACACACCGGTGGCGTCGTGGATATCTGCGATCAGGCCAAGCGCGACTGGGTGCTGCGTAACACCGACGTGAGCGAAGTCTGGGGCGTGGGGCGCCGGATGAAGGTCCACCTTGAAGGCCTGGGCATCAAGACGGCCATGGACCTGGCGAAAGCCGACCCGTGGATGCTCCGGCAGAAATTCAGCGTAGTGATCGAGAAGACCGCCCGCGAGTTGGCTGGCACCTCCTGCCTGGAGCTATCCGAGACCGAGCCGCCCAAGCAGGAGATCTGCAGTAGTCGCATGTTCGGCAAGCGCCTGACGACTATAGAGCCGATCAAGGAGGCGGTGGCTACCTACGTCCACCGGGCGGCGGAAAAGCTGCGGGCGCAAAACTCGCTGTGCAAAAAAATCCGCGTCAGCATACGCACCGGGATGTTCAACCCAGAAGAGGCGAAGTATGCCAATGGCGCCCTGGTTGAATTGCCTTACCCAACCAATGATGTTCGGTTGCTGACGAAGGCGGCGACCGAGGCGGTGAATCGTCTGTTCCGGCCGGGTTTCAAATACAGCAAAGCTGAGATCCTGCTGATGGATCTGCGTCAGCCTGGCGAGTTTACGGATGACTTGTTCGTCCAGCCTCAACCGCAAGTAACGAAAAAAGTCATGAGGGTTCTGGACGAGATTAATCAACGATGGGGTAGTGGGACGCTGCGCACCGGCGGCGTGCCAGCGACGCCTGATTGGGGAATGCGTCGAGCAATGATTAGCCAGAGCTTTACCACTAAGTTCGACCAACTGTGGGTTGTAAAATCGAATTGAAATAGTGATCGTAAAATTCATTCAGCCTTGCTATATCTGCTATAACGGATGCGCCAATTATACAGTGAGTGTCTATGGAACCGAAGGATCTCGAAGTAAAACGAAAGCACCACTATGTCTGGGCGCGTTATCTAAAGGCGTGGGCAACTAAGAACAAGATTCATTACATCACAAAAAAAGGCTTGCCCGCGGCAGATAGTGTGAAAGGATTGGCAAGGGAATTAGGATTTTATAAGATTGCGTCCTTCAATGATGACGATCTGTCATACATTCGTGCAATTTCTGGGCTCGCAAGTGATGAGCTTCAATCTTTGCATATGGGATTCCTTGATGATTTTATTGGCATTTCTAATATACTCAAGGCTAGGTCGAAATACTATGATGTAGACAATGACTTAGTATCGCAAATTCTCCAATTTAATGTTTTAGAGGATATACACGGAAAGATTGAGCGAGAAGCTTGGCCGTTAATTAGCGAGCTGCGCCAAGGGAATTCAGGTGTGTTGTTAGAGCAGCATCAAAGAAGTTACTTTTGCTTTTACATTGCTCAGCAGCTGGTAAGAACTAAAGCAGCTCGGGATAAATCTCTGGACGCTTCGTCGAGAAACTTACCGGGTTCTGTCGCTAGCGCGACGAGGCGTAACTGGTGGTTTGTGAGCTTCATGCTGGGGATAAACTTGGGGAAAGGCTTGCTTGAGACCCCTAAGGATCGGCACTTCTTGATTGAGAACAGGACAGGCAAGCCCTTTATTACGAGTGATAGACCAGTTGTGAACGTACACTCTTGCTTAAAGACAACTCTTCCAGACAGTCCCCCGGAAAAATTAGATCTTTACTACCCGTTATCTCCAACTCATGCGTATATGATTAACGACTCGGAAGAGTACAGTCGCCTAAAGGATGGGGTGACGCTTGAGGATGTAGCGCATCTGAACAGATGTTTGGCTGAGGCTTGTGGTGAAACCGTTTATGGGGCTACGAGAGAGTCCGTACTCCAGGCTCGTCAACATATTCCTCAATGGAGGCGTTAGCGAGCTGGTTGAAACTATCTAGGAATAGTGGTTAAGTATAGTTGTTAATGTTTGTCGGTCGAATATTTTTGCGGTTTCAAAACTGGAAAGGATCGGCCAGTTGCCGTGATTGCGAGCTATGCAAAGTAACGCGATCAAGGAAGTCGGCATCATCGTTAAGGCGAGGGATATATAATTTTCCTTTTCTGACGGGGTCGCATAGTCGGTAATGAACTTAAAGACCATTGCAAAATTTTTTAAAGTGTCGTAAAGCGCGTCCGAGGAAAGACTTTCCATCTGGTTGATAATGGCAGTCTTGTTTTGAGAGGACATGAGCTGATCAAACACTTCGAGGTATTGCCCGAAGGCCTGATTACCAGTATACGTACCGCTTCTTAATGGCAAGCGGATGTTCTTTATTTCGCTTAAGCAAAGAGCTATTAAGTTGAAAAGAGATGATTCGAAGCTCTGCTTCGCCGCTAGGTCGGATTGGAGTTTTATCGTTTTGCGTGCTTCGATCTCAGAGGCCTTCGAGTCTTCGGCGGCTTTGCGTTGAATCACTACGGTATCTATGAGTAATACCACAGAGATGAAAGTTAGGAGAGGGTTTATGTTTCCGCCGATGAAATCACCCAACGGACCAAGGTCCGCTTTGGTGACTTCGCCGACGATGCTGAAATAGATGTAGTACATTACGGAGAGCAGTATGGCTACACCGCAAATTAGCAGGCGCTTCACGCAATAAGCTCAGCTTTATGTAGAATAAAGTATTTGGTCGCTCCATTGTTGAGCGTTACCCGAGTGACCTCAGCATTTAAGGCCGAAAAATTGCCTTGGGTGAGTCCGTGAAGGCTTCTAACAAGGATGCCTTTCTGCCGTTTGGAAAATGCATGGTGCGGCACAAAACTGAAGGAGTCCCCATCAATATCTTGAACCAACCTTCCCGTCCCGGTGCGAGCATTGAACCTGCTAATGCCAACGACAAGTTTTTCAATAGTCGGATTGGTTATCTCTTCTTCTAGATAACTCAGAGTATTTTGGTTGAACGTGGCTATGGGAGTCTGCGCAGCATAGAGAGTAGCCTTCAAGCCCTGATATTTGATAGGCAAGTGCACATCTGAAATAGACGTGGTAAGGCGGTGAGTAATGTCCTCACTAAAATACATTTTCTCAAATGTTTTGATTGCTGTGCGCCTGTTTATCTCGCGATTGTCGCCAATAACTTGGCCGAGAGTATACTGAAGTAACTCGACATAGCTCTTAGTAGTTAGGGTGTGGAGGTTGGATATCGTTTTTTCATTAGTGAAGGCAACCTTGAATCGTTGCTTGAAGGAGCCGTTAAAACTGGTTTTGAAGTCGATTTTAATGCCTTTTCTGGCCGTAGATCGGCTTATATAAGATTTATTGACGATGCCATGTGTGGCAATCGATATGGCTTCACTTATGCCTTGTAGTGATTTAGATCCGTAATATAAATCAAGTCCATTAAATTCTTTTTCGTCGCTATCGTATAAAATCGAAAAATCGAATTCCATTTGCCTGCTTCCATATCTGCGAAAATAATATCCTATCATCGAGTGGTGGCTGAATGCCACCTCTTCCTCTCGTCGTGGCAAGGTGCAGGGAAATGTATGGTAACCGGCAAGGGAAAGCGCTTTGAGCTGGGCGTCTGATCGAGCAGTGTTGTGATGGCAGGTAGGGAATAATGTTGGGCGGAAAGGGGCTGTGGTCGCAATGACCGCACCCTAGTCTTAGGTATCCATGAAATTCATCAGTGCGGTGCCGACGTATTACCGGAGCGGCAACATTAACGTGATGGGCGAAAGCCCAGGGCACGGTATAAATCCAGCATATTTGGTATAGAAGCCTGATAACCGCTCATTCAACGGATGTACGATCATAGCGGAGGAGCCAATCGTCTCTGACGCTGAAATCGCCCGCTCGATCGCATCCTGCAGCAGGTCAATCGCAAAGCCTTGGCCTTGAGCCGCCAACGTAATCCCCATCCGCCCCAACAGTGTCACCGGATGCACGCTTGGTGAGTTGCGTTGATGGCTCTTTGGGACAACGTTTTCCCGGGCGATCGAGCCGCTGGATAGGGTGTAGTACCCCATCACGACAGGCGTATCCTTGCGGCAGACAACATAGACCACGGCCTGTTTTGCCGCCTGAGCTTTGCGAGCTTGCCTTTGAAGGTAATCGTTGATCGACGCCACGCCAGAATCGAATTCATCCAGGATGTGTTCATCGTTCAGCTTTTCGGGAGCTCTCAGCTCCACCGTTTGGGCCTTTCGAGAAGTTGATGTAGGCACTCGTTACCTCGAATCGGGTTGGCTTCCATTGCCTGTTCAAATGCGTCAAATGCAACGTCGTCGAGAAGGAACAGACGCTTATCCAGAATGACTTCCTCTGCTTTCTGACAAGCAGCTTCCAGAATAAAGCTGGTTCGATCACGACCGGACATAGCAGCTGCCAGATCGATCAGGTTCCGTTTTTTTTCGTCCGCTCTCATGTTGATAGGAACGGGCTTGGATCTTTCAATGCTTTCAATTGTTACAGTCATGTTTCACCTATGAGCTGGTTTGAAGAAGTGGCTCGGTCTCCTTATGACTAGGGTAGGGTTGGTGAATTTGTCATTTTCATTGTGGAATCCTTCCGGTCGTGAGGTGGGTCGTTGAGGTTCAGGCCATGAGGGTAGCCTTGAGATAATTCTATCCTGGCTGTATAGCTACTGTATATACGTGTGTAGCTTTTAGCTACATATGCAGCCTCGCCTAGGGATGGTTCAAGATTCGCCCAACCCACTCCGCGACCTGCGTAACAACGGCATTTCCGGCACTGAAAGCCTCCGCAAGGTTGGCCGCATCCAGTCCGAGGCAAAACCCATCATCTTCAGCCGCTCGCTGCCGCTCAACCATCTGATCCCATCCGTCCGGGTGAGCGACGAAAGTGGTACAGCCAATAGCGATCTGGGAGCCGGCTTTGTTTGCCAATAGAGTATTGGCAGCCCAGGCATCCGCGGGCCGAGGCCATTGGATCGAGCGAGACGCTGGAGGTATTGCGTCCACTGGCGCGGCGTCAGCCAGGAACTCAAAGGGGGGCATTCGTCGATAACCGGCGACCAGGAATATTCGACGACGTTGCTGGGGGACTCCGAAATATTGAGCATTAAGCACTCGCCAAAATCCCACATACCCGCACTGCGCAAGGGCCCGGACGACTGTCTCAAAGTCTTGGCTATCGTTGACAGCGAGCAGGTTAACGACGTTCTCAAGCACCACCCAGCCAGGTTGTATCTCTTTGAGGATACGTATGACTTCCCAGAACAGGCCGCTGCGTTCGCCGCGTAGCCCTCGGGTGGCTTGGTTGCTCTCTCGGCATCCGGCGATGCTGATGTCCTGGCAGGGGAAGCCGGCGGTGAGGACATCGACGGGGCTGAGGTTGTGGGCGCCGCACTGGCGCACGTCTTCAAACTGCTGTGCATGGGGAAATCGATCGGCAAGCACAGCCCGGTTGATGGGGTTGAGTTCAACTTGCCAGGCGCTGCGGTATCCAGCGTTTTCAAATCCGACATCAAAGCCTCCTATGCCTGCGAACAGGCTTCCGATAGTGGGTCGCTGCATTCATGAACTCGTTGTTCTGGATGCTCGCGGCACACTGAGGGGAGGCTCTGGGCCTTCAAGTGGTTAAGCGTCCGGCAACGCGGACATTTGATCTGTAGTTCCTGGAAGCCGCTGGCGGCGGCCAGCTTGCGGCAGCAATGGCCGCAACGTATGTCCTGCATGTCATCATCCTTGAGATGTTCGTAATCGTTTTTCCGTGCCTGGGTCATGGCGTCTCTGTCTGCATTCGCCGCCACTCCCGGTCAATTGCTCGCTTGGCCGACTTCTCCGTGGCGTACAACCACCGCAGTCGCTTAGGCCTGCTCTGATCACCGACCGACACTGTCCTTTCCTTCCCGGCCCTGCTGTCGCGGTAGTGAGCAATCGCTCCGGTGAAGTCACCTCGGTTCTCTTCAGCCAGATCCTCAACCCTGTCCTCGGGCAGCTTGCTTTCCAGCACCAGGTCGACCGTGTAACCGTTGTCCGCATTGAGGCTGTGCAGCACGTTGCCGCCGTACCAGATGATCGCGTCGATCTCCGGCTTCACGCCTCGCAGCGTGTAGGTCAATTCGGGGATCAGGTCAGGTCGACCCCGGGCGAGGGTGTAGCTGAGCGTCGCGCTACCGCGCTGTAATCGGTTGAATTCAGCACGAGCGGCGCGCAAGGCTGACTGGCGGTCGCTGTAGGTGTGGCGCAGGTCTTTGAGATAGTCGCCACCGCCGGCAATGGCTTCCTGTTTCTTCGCGCTGTTTATGTCGTAGAAATACGCTCGCACCCCGTCGTAGCTGTCGCGATCAGCTTCCAGGTAGCGATGTTGGTCGCCGTCGGCGCGGGTTAGGGTGATGTGCGGCAGGTCGGCGCCGCTGGCGGTCTTGCCGCCGCCCGCCGGCAGGCACAGCAGGCACCCCGCCTTGACGGTGACCACAGCGTCGAACTCTTCGCCGATACGACTGATCAGGTTGGCGTCAGATTCGTTGGCCTGGTCCAGCTGCAGGATGG